GATGTTGTTTATCCCCTGTTCAGCACAATACTGGTCAACTGTCATTATCTTGACGGTTTCCTGACCAGAGGGCAGTGTGTCAACCCCGCCCTCACTAACAGGTCTGTCAATCAGCGTTGACCATCCCGCCTTATTCCCATAAACGTTAAGTTGGCGCTCTCCAGCCTTGTCGCTCAGGGCAAGGTTGTTCACGACGACGTTTCCTCGCGGGTGTAGGGAAAACGTTGCGCCAAGCCTCAGATACGAACCGCTGTGTGGCTCGAAGGCGTGTACCCGTGCTGCCAAAAAAGAAAACAGCAGCGTCATCATGCCTGTGCTGGCCCCGCCGTCGAATACCGTCATGTCGTCTCTAACGTAGAGACTATAAAATTTCCATTCCGCTCTATCAGGATGCAATTTGCTCTGTCCTTTCTCTCGTAATGATAGGTTCTGTCGGGAAGTCTTTAATCCTATCTCGCCACTTTGCCAGAAAGGCTATAGGCTCGCCGTGATCGTGCTCCCACGTATCCCGCAGCCTATCGCATACCCGCAAGTGCTCAATTCGACAACCGCCCAGAAAAGCGACCTTGTAGCCTTGCTCCCATATCCTGAAACTAAATTCCTGGTCGCAACTGTAGGTAAGGTATCCCCCGCTGAACCATCCAACGTACTCGCCCAACCAGCGCCGCACGACGCCAAAGTTGGCATAATGCCTGTTTAGTATCATGCCTGTCCTGTAACGCCTGTCTTCAGCGTCAATATCTCTGAAAGCCAGCGCGGCCTGTCCAACGTCTGGATGGTCATCTAAGAATTTGCAAGCTACAGCTAGGCAATCACCCATACACAGCGCATCGTCATTAAGATGGGCCACATATTCCGCCCGTGCCAGTTTGCAACAGGCCGTGAATGCCTGGCAGGCCCCGAACAGGCCGCCTTGCTCAATTAGCGTCACGTCTGGCTCTTGGCGCAGATATTCCAATGTGCCATCAGTGCTTCCCCCATCGGCTATGATGAATTCGACGGTTAGGGGATAAGCCGAGGCGCGGGCGTGCTCTATGCACTGCCTGAGTACGCCGAGCCGGTTATATGTGCCAAAGATTACGGATAGATCAGGTCTGCCCCGTTCTGCTTGAGCCAATCAAGCCCCTCCTGTCGCGGGCCGCCCCGCCCCATATAATTGACATAGTTTATAGCATCTTCATAGACCGTCAGAAACCTTCCAGGGTAGTCACGCGCCCGCTTGCTGCCTTGCGTTTCCATTCGCCAGCCATCTTCTTCTGGTCGCGTTACGTCCCTGAGCAATTTAGGCCGCCATATCCCCGCCTGATTCTGAAATAACCAGTTACATTCGGCCTTGTCAAATTCTCCGAAATTATCATCAACGCGCCATTTCCAAACATCGCCGCCAATCACCTTGAGGTTGATATGCTGAATATGCGGGTCATTAACCATGAGCCTGTAGGCAGCTTGCACAACATCGGTATTTACCCGCACGTTTAGAAAATAGTCGTCTAGCAGCATCAAAAAAGGCTCGTCGCCTTCCAGCGAAACGAAACGCAAAACCTGCTGGCTAAACGTTTCGTCTGGCCCCGTGCAAAGCGTCAAAGTATTCGGCACTGGATAGCCCTGACTTACGGCTTGCACGGGATAGGGACAATCGGGCCAATACTGCCTGAAAAATCTCCAGAACGTGGGCCACATAATCTTGAGATAGCGGTCAGAGCCAAAGACGACGATTTTCATAGTCCGCGCACCTTCCATAATGCATCATATAGCTTGATTTCTGATTCTAGCCTATCATATAGCCTGTTAAGCTCGCTATCTGTAGGCTCAAACTCATAGGTTGACGGCATAACGTGTTTGACGGCCAGATTCATACCGAGCCTGCTGCCAAGCTCGGCAAGGCCGGCTTCATAATCTTCGAGAAAGAAGTGATAGGATAAGCCGAGCACATTGTCGAAGGCTTCTTCTGGGTCAAGGCGCTTAGAGAACATCCACAATTGAGTCAGGAGATTGGCCCCATCCAGTTCTTCTATAAAACTGCCAAAAGTCCCTTCGAGGTATCGACCCTCGGTTTGTAGAATTTCTGGCCGCTCCTCGCGCTCTTTGAAGCCCATGAGCATTCTATAGTAGGATACGACGCGGCTCACCGGATTCCTCAAGCATGTAAAGGTGAAAACGTCGTTACCAAACGGTTTTAGCGCGTGTTGTGGTTGGTGAGAGAATGCAAAATAAAAGTCCTGTCGGTTTATCTCATTCGCTTCCCAGGCGGTCAAGAGTTGTTTCTTGTCTAGCAAAAAGACGGCCTTTGTTCTGGCAAGCCACTGTTCTACCCACTGCGAGCTTTCTCCGCAGATAGCCTCAAGGATAGCATTGTAAATACTCTGGCCGCCCGCTTTGCGAACATGATAGAAATAGATGCGCTCAAAATTGCTCATTATTTCACATATTCCTCGTCAATCGCCCAGGCAAGTGGCTGTATTGAATTGAGCAAGTAATAGCTTCTCAGACTGCCATTCACCGCGTTATTGTAGAGCGTAGCAATCTTGTCTGGCCTGAATAGCCCACAACTTGGCTTGCTCCCATCTGCGGCCAACGGCCATAACGCAGCCTCTTTCGCCTTGACAAGCGCGTCCAAGTCCAGGCGGTTGGTGCGCTCAAAGTCCTGTCCCTCCACCTTGCCAGCAGTCGGATAAATATCGCTATGGTAACGTTGAAATACCTGTACCTGCCCGTTTCTGTTTTCGCGCAATTCATGAGGCAATGAGTACATGAAGCGGATATACTCACGGTCGTCATACGGCGTCACGAATCCGCCCCAAACGTCACTCCATGCCCAGGCATAGGTAATATACTGGCTTCCCCGATTGCGGGTATGAATCAGATGCGCGTGCCTCAGCAGGTCGTCACCCTCGGTATTCTGCCAGATCGAGGCCCAAACGTCTTTGACGGGCTTCAGAGCGGCTCGCCAGTCGAAATTTAGACAGGCATCAAGTTCGTCTGGCAGCCACGCCTTTGTCCAGCAGTAGCAAGCCGACTCGAATCTGTCTGCCGGGGCGCTGCTTTCAGACAGCTTGTTTCTTGAACGATTGACTGCTACGCCCGCGTGTTCGTCGCCATTTGCGCCGGAAATGATGGGCAATCTAAGCTCTTGCCCAAACCGTTCAGCCGCGCCATAGATATAAACCTGTACTGCGCCAAGCGGGGAGCCAAAGCGCCTGATTGACAACTCGGTATAGTCGGCCAATTGATTCTGGCCGAAATCAACTATTCTGTGATCCGTTACGCCGCGTCTATGTGCCGATTCTCTGGCGATAACCGTTTCAAAGTTCCTATCTACCGGATGCGATAGCGGATAGGTGCGGGCGTGTATGCGTTCTGGCCGTCTGATATGCGCCAGAAGCAAACGAGAATCATGGCCGTGAGACAATGGTAGAATTACGTCGTCTAGCGGCTCAGTATAGCGCAGCGCAGTTTCACGCAAGGCGCTTTCCATCTGGGCAACCAAATCGCCAGATAGCCGATAAGGCTCCAGCGGCGATTGCCATTCTTGCTTGAAAGAGCCGTCGCTGCCAACCACTAAGACTGAATTGGCGTAGAGCTTGTCAACTTCATTCCATAGCGTTAATGTGGCAACCGTGCTCTGGAAAACGAGATAGCTGACAAGCCTTCCAGGGTTCAGCGTCACCATGCCCAGGCTACGCAGTACTGACTCCTCACAGGTACTCACATACGGTGTGCTATTATCCGCCCCATTTGCCCCGTAGTAGACTTGCATCATGCCCAGCGCATCGTTCGTAATCGTCGCCTCTTTTTCGCCAAGCGTAATGACAAGTCCGCGATTTTGCAACGGATAGATTGACAGACTGGCAAGCTCTGTGTCAGAATAGCCAATGACCACGGCCCCGTCAGGCTGTACGAACTTGCCCAGATCGCCATGTCCCCATAGAAGCAACGACCAACCTTTTTGCTCTATCGTTTTCGTGACGAGCCAGGGATAATCTCCAAGCCACAACGGCGGCAAGGACTCGGCTGGTTTTCGCGTCAGTGTAAAGCCGATGATTTTGTCCACGTCATACCCTCACGGCCCGCGCTACGATTGCGGGATAGCGATGGAAATTTTTGAGAAACTCTATCAACTCGAAGCGGCATTGTCCAAGTAATAATTCAAGACTATGGTGTGTAAACCAGTTGTGATGATAACTCCATTTGTCTCTGCGCGTCCCGGCTAAATGCTGAACGGCAAAATCGCGCGTAGCTTCACAGAGCAGCATTTCAATCGTTACCGTTGTGTCTGGCACGGATACAATCAAGATGCCACCGCGCTGCATAGAATCGTGCCAGTGTTCTAACACTTTTTCGGCTACGCCAGGGGCGACGTGTTCTAGCGCCTGGACACAAACGATCTTGTCTACTGTCCCATGCTCGTAATCTAGCGCATCCATGCTGCACAGTCTATCGGCGACTATTTCAGGACGGGGTGGGATGTCGTGTATGCTGGTATAACTGCTTCGCCTGCTATAATAGTCACTGATAATAGTGGCGTTGTCTGCTACCAGATCAGGCCTATCAGAAGCCAGGAAGCCCTGCGCATCCAGGTTTTCGTAGCCCCGCAGGTAGATACTGCCACAGCCGACGTGCAGCTTGTTTAGCCAGTTTTCCTCGCCAGCGTCGTATAATTGCGGCGTTTCAAATTCTGAATTGCGCTCTACCATTTCCCGTATCATGAAATATGATCGCTCCGTTCAATTGCCGACTATTCCAGCAAGTCGGCAGGGTGATGAACTTGACATTTGTGCGCCACAAGGCGCGCATGAGGGCCATTTGTTCGTCCCAATTCCTGAATCTCTGCCATTCCTGACCCCATGTCTCGAAAAGTTGCCGCGTCGCCTCATTCTTGCGCCACAAAATAACGCCAGAATTATAGTAATGTAGAAACGGGCAGCCCAACTCTTTAAGTGTGGCCTCAAGCTCCTTCGGCGCAAAGTCTGTATTGCAGACAAAGCGGGCAGCCTGTCCAGGCACGAAGCCCATATCCCAGCCCTGTTCTAAGAAGCCGAAGAGGGGCAAAATATCGCCCTTAATCCGTGTATCGGCATCCAGGTAAAGCGTATGCTCATAGGGCGATAATTCCCACAATTGCGGCTTGACCATGCCAGGCATGAACACCCTGCTGCCTTTGTATAGTCCCTCTGACGGGCTATCCCAGAAAACGCCAGGCAATACGTCCTCGTTAATGATTGTGACAGGCAAGTCCGGGCAGTGACGGCGCAGCGATGCAATAGAATCTTTCACCTCAGCGTGCGCCCGCTCGCCAAAGGCCACGTAGACGATTCCGCTGGTCATTCTAACCCAAAACCTTCTTCTAATGCTACTTCAAGTACTTCTCTGGACGATAATTTTTGAAATGTTGGGATAAAATTTGGTATGGCCCCGCCTTCTGGCAGCCGATCAAAAGAATCGTGCTGGAAAATAAGATATACAGTCTGTGCGCTGCCATCATAATAGGTATTTACAAGCTCAGCACTACTAGGCAGGCCATCAATACACTTCATACAGCATTTGTAGCCATCCGTCATGATTTCTTGCCAGAGAGCAATGCTGACTGGTACTCTGACTAATCTAGCCATTATTCTGGCCTCCTGGCCGCCCCCCAGCGATGGTGGACGATCCTTGCCTCTTGTTTGCTGCCTGCCACATTCCACTCACTAGGAACAGCGAGTATCCTAGTTGGGTTTTTACAAAGCGCCCGCAAAAATGCGGCCTGGTCACGGCCCTGCCACTTACGCCACTCGTCTTGCCACGTATCGAATAACACCTGAGTATCGTGTGACTTTCTAAAGAACAACATCCCGCAGGCGAATTGTGTGGCCCACGTAGTAGGTAGCAGGTAGGTGGTCATACTACGCTCCTCTTGCGTATATCCGAACGAGTTAGGATGTAGTGCCCCGTCCTTTGCCATTTCTGCTATATCTATCGCCACGATCAAGTCGAAGCTATCTAGCAGCCTGAAGCCCCAATTGAGCGGCCCGATAATTACGGTATCAGCATCCAGGTAGAGCGTCTTGTCGAATGGCGACAGATCGTAGGCTGCCAGCTTTGCGGCCCTGGCCCCAACGTCGTCATCTGCATGATAGACGTGTTCGGCCTCAAGCCCCGTATCGCCATCCGAGATGACCAGGGCCTTAAGCTCAGGGTGAAACAGTCGCAGGGAGACCAAAGAACCCCTGGCCTCTTTTATAGCCGCTGCGCCATAGACGACGTAAACGATTCCGGTATCACCGGTTATCGGTTCCGCCTCGGCGATCATGCTAACCGCCTGCTTGGCGGCTATCAACTGCTCGGCATACTGATTGCCGACGTAAACATATTCACCCACCTTGTGCTGTGTACCGCTAATAAATTGGTGTGCTAATAGCTTGATCCACTGGCTCACATTGCTCTTTCGATTAAGGCGCTAGGCGGGCAAGCGACTGGCGGTAAAGGAGGGCCAAACCCACCGCGCTGCCCGCCTAGCTTTGGAGAGACCGGCTATTTGGTTGTGCCGCTAGGTGATGCGGCGGTCGTAGTGCGTTGCGTCAACTGGCGGAAATCGCGGTTCAAACAGGTTCAGGTTGACCCAGTATTCAGGCGTGCCGGTTGCCGTTGCCTCTACCCGGATAAACTTGGCATTGGCTACAGCAGCGATGACTTCTGAGGAATCGAATTCGATAACGGCAGTATCGTTGTTGCCGTTTACGGCCTGAGCAGCAGTCATTTGCTTGACCAGCGTGCGCGAAGTGCCCGCCCCGTCAGTTGCAGCATAGATAGCGATGCGAATATCCTCACCAGCCGCTACGGCCCCCGTCTGTAGGAAGGCAACGCCGCGATGGTAGATTTCCATGTCGTAGTAGTTGGAGTTGCGGTTGCCGTCTGCGCCAGAAAACGGGATGACTAAAGCGAACCAGTTGCGCTCAGTAAACAGTGCTGTATAACTCATTTTATCACCTCCCGTTACGAGCTAAAGGCGTTAAGGATGACGAACGGCGAAACTTGGCTCGTGCCATCCTGCAAGGTCAGGGGTTGTGAAAGCCACGGCTGACCATCAACGCGGTGGACGAGCCGCCAGCTTGTTTCATCGTAACGCCAGCGATCAAACTGTGTAGACTCGATGGTCACGGCTTTGCGGTCGCCAATCAGATAGTATTTCCAGTCTGCCAGGAGAATGTCGCCTGCCGCGCCGATGCGCGGCAGTTTCTCGGTAAACATGATCGGGAAGCCAAGCAGTCGCGCAGGAACTCCATCTGCCGCGCTACCCCAGATGTACGAGCCGGTATTTGCCGCGCCGCCAGCTTGGTCTTGGATGGTCATCAAGTTGCTCATAGTGCTCTGGTGCGCGAGCCACATTCCTTGTCCGCTAGGCAAGAAGCTCTCGAGCATATTCACCAAGTCGGCATATTGGATAGCGCCAGCAGCAGCGCGGGCTACGGAAATCGTAGCGGCTGCGTTGATGACGCCGAGGGGCTGCCCAGTGCCAGTGCCGCGCAGGAAGGCGGACTCTTCCATCCACGCTGCACCGCCAGCCATGCCCAGGTTGCCCATCAGGAACGCCTCTAAGCCAATCGCTGAATCTTCGAGCAATTCGTCAGATGCGCGGGTATAGCCAATGAGTTTGTGGGCTACCAGTTCAATCAGGCGAAAGGCTGGGTCAGATTGTGTCTTTTGTGAGGCCTCTTCTGCCCAATAAAACTGCATACCCCCAAACCAATGAGGCTGCCCGGCGGTCGTGCTAGTTTGGTCAAGCACAGGGATATTCATTTGCCTGCGACGCATGGGGATAATCGTTGCGCGGGAACGAATAAGGTTCTGCTCGGCGAGCACGGCGTACATATTCGCCATAAACTCGGCGGGAACGAGAAAGCCGCCGCTTGCCCCGATGCTTTCTACCAGGTCTTTGTAGGAGCCAAAGGGAACCCTCGTTTCTTTGCCAGACGAATCTTGATACCATTGCAGGCGGTTATCTGGCTGCCCGAACCTTGACCAGACATAGATGCCGGCAATCATGTCGCCCAGCGACTTGAAGTCGGAGCCACCAGCATCCCCGCGCATCTTTTCGTCTTTGGCTTTGGTCGCCTCGTTCACTTCTGCGATCTGTTTGTCAAGTTCTTTGGCCGAAAGCTCAATTTCTTTGTACTTCGCGGCCTCAGCCATCAGCCGCTTTGCCTCAACGACCTTTTTGTCATTGGCTTCTTTTTCCTCGGCGGTTGCTTTGGCCGGCTCAAAGGCTTCGATTTGATCGAATAGTGTTCGCGCCTGGCCCAGCATATCCCGCCAGTTTTCCTTTTCCATCTTTTACACCTCCAAGAGTTCTAATTCTGTTTTCATTCTCAAAAGCTCGATTTCTCGGCTTACCTCGGAGGTGGGTGGTTGACCGACCGGCCCGGCCCCAGTAACGGCTGCCTTTCCATCGTTGCGATTCTTTAACGCGGCCTGCAAGATAGCAGGTGCGCCTTGTATCGTTATCAGCTTGATTTCCTGTCCATCTGATAGAGCATCAATCACGAAAAACTGCCTTTCTGTCTCAGCCCATTTATTCAGATTGTCGCCCAGACGAACCAGTGCCGCATTAGTCATCTGGGGCACGAGAAGAATATGTCGCCCCTTGCCTGTAGTTTCCTCTGGTTCGATTGCGGACGGGCTGCGCTCGTAACCCGGCACGTCAATGCCAGCATCTTCCAAGACGCCAATCAGCGTCATGAGCGCCCCGACGATGCGTTGGGCATTGCGCTCGGCAAGTACGCGGCCAGCTTTCTCGCCGCGCTCCCAAGATGGTATTAGACTATCATCATCAAATTCATCGCGCATTCTGCCATAGTAGCGTGAAATGCGCTGCTTTACAGCAGCCTTGTCCGCTTCTGGAATATCTGCCCTATCAACGCCGCGCCCGCCAGAAGCAGCAAAAATACCGCGCGGTACAGCGTGGAGTTCGCCATCTATAATATCGGCAAAGCCCAGCTTATATGCCCCAAGGTTTTCGGAATCATCTGGGTTGTACCAAAGATACGCACGGCGATATTTCGTCCAGTCAACGTTTTCTTTGTCTGGGCCGCCCGCCCACGCCCTGACGCGCATCTCGGCAGCAGGACTATCCCATACCCTATCGCGATCTGCAAGCGGTAAATTCATATCGCCAGAAACGGCCTTCGAGTCTTGTGCCTGCTGCGCCTGTACATCCTGTTCGGAAGGCTCCCCCTCTTTGAAGAATTCCATCTGTGCCCCGCACTTCGGGCACTTCATTTCAGCGCCCAGATATTCGTCACCTTCCATCTTGTAGCCACATTCCCGGCATACATATTTGTAAGGCGCTGGGCCATATTCGTCTGGCACAAGCGCCCCAGCATCGCCGCCCTCGGTCATTTGCTTTTCGTCGGCTTCCAGGCCCCCGCTTTTCTTGTGTTCATCGACCCACGCCTGGGCTTCTTCGACTGTAAACTTTTCCTTGTCGAAAATATAGGATTGCACGCTCATGGTCGTTTCGTTGGTTAGCCTGCCGACTGTCGCCTGTATGCCGTTATCTTCAGGCCCAATGTTGATAGTGCGGAACGAGTCCTCTTGAAAATCATCGGGGTCTCGCAACCGGATACGGATCGTATTCTCTGTGACTTCCGGGGCGGGCTTTACTTCAGCCGGCTCGTCATTTTTGACGCCTGTTACCATCGTATCAGGTACAGCGCCCCAAAGTACCGGCCCATATTCGTAGACTTTGACGGCCCGCAGGTGGCGGGCATTCACGTCGCGCCCGTCCCTCGCCTTGACGGTGCTATAATCCACGTCCATCGGGTCGTAGCCATACGACCATTCGCGCAGCGCCCCTTCTTTAATACGCTCGAAGGCCCCGCGTCCTTCCGGCGTATTGAGCAGGAACTTGGTATGCGCCAGGACGCCGCCTGTCGCCTCCGGGTACTTTTCCCGTATTTCTTGCGGCAATCCATCCCTGCCCACTTCCCATACCCTGATGGGCTTACCGACAATGCGGCTCAGAGAGTCGGTTTTGTGCATGTCTAGCACAAGGAACTTTCCGCCGCGCTCGTTAATCGTCTTAGTCCAGCTTCCAGGGTGTGCTACGTCATTAACTGCATCCAGCACGCCGAATACCGTGACGACGTGCTCTACAATACCCTGTGGCTCGTCGATGATTTTGGTCTCTCCGCCAAACTCGAAAGCCTTGGTCTCTTTGGCTTTTCCCATATCGCCCCGCTTCCCCGCCGCATTATCTGCGGCGTCCATTTGTTTTACGATAGGCGCAAACCAATTGCGCCCGCCCCACAATTGGGCGGCGGCATAGGCAGGTGTGCCTGGTTCCTCATCTGCAAAGCGGGCGTTGCGCCCCCACCAGCGATTGCCTTTTCGTGCCCATTCTGGCGTGCAAGGCTCGCCCCGTGAGAAGGCTTGTGCCATACGAATAGTGATCGGCTCCATCCCATCGCCCGTCTCACCTGCCTCGTGCCGCTTCAGGCCGTTCTTGTAGGCGGCAATCGCATCTTTGGGCGGCTTGAAGTCTATGTGATCGTAGCGCCCCGCCACTTACTTTGTTTCCTTTGGCCCTGGCTTTTTGCGGGCTGCTGCCTGAGCAATCTTGTCCTCAAGTACGGCTAGCCGCTCTTGCAAGCCGAGCACATAATTCGCGCCATCTTCGCTATTTAGCAGAACAGCCTTGCCGCTTGCATCACGGATATACCATCGATTGCCTTGCATCCACTTGTCCATAATTCCCCCGAAATAAAACGAGGCCGGAGCATATTGCTCCGGCCTCGTGTATCTAATGGTCCTGAGACCCGCCGCTTTATAGGCAGCGAAGTATTCAATTGTTACTATAATAACATAAAATCAGCAAAAAGTCAATCTAGATCGCCGTTATCTCATCCCGCAATAGCCAATCAGAGTCGCCATAGTCAGCGTTGTCCCATCGTATCCTGTACTTTTTCTCGTGAGGATTCCAGCCCTCGACGGCAATCGGCCCTGGCTCTGGATATTGTTCTTCAGCCTTGATTATCTCGCCTTCGCAGTGCGGCCAATAGTTGTACCGCACGCGCTGGCCCACCTCAAGGTCATTATCGCTCACGTCAATTTTTCTACCTTCCCGCTTCCGACAAGCGCCAGGAACCACTCACCGGTCTTGCGCTTTATCAGCGATATGACGTGTACCTGTTCGCATGGTAGGGATTGAAGCCGTCTGGCGGCCTTGACTGCTGGCAGGCACAAATCATCTGGCGGCGCGCCGAATGTGATGGCATAGCCGTCTTCTTGCGATTCTATGGTTGGTACTTCGTACAGC